ACTGGCCAAAGGCGCTGTACGACACCACCGCCATTTACTGCACGCAGGACGTGGACCTGACCTATGCCATTTTCAAAGAGATGCACGCCAAGTACCCAGCCTCAGAAATCGAGCTGATCGACCTGACCATGCGCATGTTCTGCGATCCGGTGCTGAAGGTAGACATTCCACGAGTTGAAAAGGAACTGGCCCGCGAGCTGGCCGAGCGCCAGACCAAACTCTACGCCGCTGTGAACCCGAGGGATTGGGACCACCTCGACAAGCTGCTACTTAAGAACAAAGCGGAACGCGCCCTGGAGGGCGTCGAGCGCGAGCTGCTGATGATCAAGCGGGTCATCGGCAGCAACGACAGGTTCGCCGAGCTACTACGCGCCGAGGGTGTTGAGCCACCGGTGAAGATCAGCCCGGCGTGGATGAAGAAGGACAAGAAAGGGCGTGAAGATGAGACGAACAAATGGACCTACGCTTTTGCCAAGGATGACTTGGACTTCACCAACATCCCCGCTGATATTGACCAGTGGCGCGGCGACCTCGACCCGGAGAACGTGGCTGATGTACCGAAGATCGTGGCCAAGCAGAGCCGCCTGGAAGACCTGGTGGCGTGTCGTTTGGCGGTAAAAAGCACGACAAACATCACCCGAGCCGAAAGGTTCCTGACAGCCGGTGCGAATGGGATGCCGTTGCCGGTAGGGTATAGCTACTACCGGGCGCATACCGGCAGGTTCGGTGGCAACAACAAGATGAACATGCAGAACCTCACCCGTGGTGGTGAGCTACGCAAATCTATCCTTGCGCCCAAAGGCTACCAACTTGCGGTGGGTGACAGTGGGCAGATCGAATGCCGTGTGAATGGCTGGTTGTGGGATCAAAACGATCTCATCGAATCATTTCGCCAAGCCGATGCTGGTATCGGAAGCGACGCGTATTGCAATTTCGCGTCACTCATTTACAGCCGACCAATCACCAAGGCTGACAAGACAGAGCGATTCCTCGGTAAAGTAGCTACCCTCGGATTGGGCTTCGGTATGTCCGCTGACAAATTCCAACTGACTCTGGCCAAGGGTGCCCTCGGTGGCCCGCCAATCCACATGTCAGCAACCGAATGCCAGACCATTGTGAACCTGTACCGTCGCACGAATTACAAAATCGTAACCGGTTGGGGCAAGTGCAAGCAGATCATCAGTGACATGGCCAACGGCATAGTCGGGTCGCACAAGTGCATCGGCTGGGAAAAAGAGCGTATCTGGCTGCCGAATGGAATGTGTCTGAAATACCCAGACCTGCGTGTCAGCATTGGTGACAAAGGCTGGGAGGAGTACACATACCAGTCAGGCAGTATGCGCAAGAAGCTATACCACAGCATGCTCGATGAAAACATTGTGCAAGCGCTAGCCCGGATCATCGTGATGGATCAGATGCTGGCGGTAAATAGAAAGTACCGCTGTGTTATGACCACGCACGATGAAATTATCGCGGATTCTGTACTGAGTCAGCTTAGGTACAGCGCGAGACTGTCGCGTGACGATGGGCGAGCATAGCCAAGGTCACAGTTCGAGTGCCGATTGACCGCCGTAAGCGGTCACCATTTCCGGGTGCCTCTAGGTCAGAGTGCTGCATAGCCGACACATCCTGTGAGTTGATCGCCACAGGGTGCGAGGGTGGCTCACGTCGAAAAGTCATGCAGTAGCGGGTTCGAGTCCCGCCATCCCGCCATCCCACCATTTCCCCTCTCCCTAACCTAAAGGACCAACATGATTGAGTTCAATGAACCGTCACACCTGCTCAACACGCTCAAGTTCGCCGCTGAAGTCGGCGCTGCCAGCCAGCTCATCGAGCGGCTCGAATACCTGAACACCTACGCAGGTGGCGAAAACACCTGTCGCCTGTTCAAGGATTGGGCACCGTACAGCTTCGTGTTCAACATTACCAAACCAGATGGTCAATTCTGGTTCAACGGTGGCCTGATTTATTCAGGCCCTGGCCAGCCACTTGACGGCTCAGCTCCAGCACTAACCGTAGGCATCGGCATCGACAGCAGCAAGCACAACTGGTCTATTCATACTTAAGGAGAAATTTATGTCATTCTTTATATCGACCCACAACCTCCCTACCGTGCGGAACTACGATACCGCAGTCGAGGTAGCGACGGACGAAGACCGCAGAGATTTCGGCCACGGGTGGCGAGGTCTGAACGGTCGGCGTGACAGCTCCAAACTCGTGCAGTTACGCACTGATGATTCTGTAGCGTTCAAGTACCACCATACCGAACTGGTGGTCTGGCACCCTGACCGGGTTGTGGTAACTCTATACGAGAGCGTGAGCTCTGGGATGTTCATAAACTGCTTCATACCAAGGGGCACTTGGCTGTACAGGAAGGACACGTATTCGTACATACACGACCGCACTGGTGGTTACCATGGCCTCGATGGTACGGTCACACTCCGGCGCAACAACTATGACGAATGGGTCGTAGACACCAGCAACGTGTCGCGGTTCGAGGCCAAGGTGCTTGATCGAAAAGCTGCGAACAGGATCAGAAAAATATGCCAACCATTCCGAGACTGGGAAGAGTCAGTTCGTCGTGTCGGCGGCAGTAGCGTTTTACATAAGCATAAGCATGAGCAATACCACATACTCTCTAATGTGAAGGACATGCTGCAGGCTGGGCGTATCCCCGAAGAGGCGTACCCCATGCTTACGCAGTACAACCCGTCTGATGTGACGATGTACATCCTCGGCGGTGCGGTGAAGACTGTTGAGCTGCCACTCGGTGCTGCACGCAAGCCAACCAAGTACGACAACTCACCCGCTTGGAATTATGTCTAAGATCGTTTAACGAGATGTGAAAGATTCTGTTACACTTCAGGAAAGGAAGATATATGGTTGCCACAACCAGGAAGAAAACACCAATCACCGCCGCACCAGCCACCACCGGTGCCATCATCGACCAGCTCTGGGCTATTCGCGAGGAGAAACGTCTCCTGACCGCACAGCTCAGTGATGTCGAAAAGAAGCAAAAGGATATCGAGGCTATCCTCATGGAGCGCCTCGAATCCGAAGGTATGGACAAGGCTACAGGCCGCAAGGCGTCTGTGTCTGTCTCTATCAATGTTGTAGCGGACGTCCAGGACTGGGACGAGTTCTGGAAATACATCATCGGCAAGAAATACACCCACATGCTGCAAAAGCGTGTGAGCGACCCAGCCTACCGGGAGCTGCTCGAAAAGGGTGTGAAAGTCCCCGGCGTTATCCCGTTCTCCAAACGCACGCTCAACGTGCGTACTGTCTCTTAACTCTTTGAAAGAAATCATGGCCACCAAACCAAAAACCACCGCTGTCGCTGTCAAGAAATCCACCGCTGTCGTGGATATTCAAGCGATGCTCAAAGCTTCACGCGAGGCACTTGACGGACGCACCGCCAGCTCCACCGGCAACGCTATCAAGCTCGACGGCAAGGTGTTCACATTTCCCGACGGTCGCAAGTCCCCGACTGCTGACTTTGTGGTGGTGGACTTCGTGTCCCGTAACGAGTTCTATGATCGTGACTACGACCGCAACAACATCAGTCCTCCGGCGTGCTTCGCCATCGGAACGGTGATCAAGAACATGACACCGAGCGACAACAGCCCGGTGAAACAGGCTGACACCTGCGCTGAGTGCCCAATGAACGAGTTCGGCAGCAAGGGCAAGGGCAAGGCTTGTGCCAACTGCTACTACCTAGCCGTGCTGCCACCCGACGCAGACGACACAACCGCGATCTACACGATCAAGGTGTCGCCCACCGGACGCAAATCGTTTGAATCATTCGTCGCCGGGATCAAAACCATCCAGTCAAGTCCGGTCGAGAACATCGTCTCGATCTCGTTCAACGAGGATGTGACGTTCCCACAGCTCGTGTTTGGCGAAGTACAGCCCAACGATAACGTCGGTGCGCACATCGGGCGCATGGCCGAGGCAAAGGTGATCCTGAATCAGGAGCCTGACACCTCGTCGTACAAGCCCGAGGAACCTGTCGCCAAACCTACTGCCAAGCGCTCACCCGCAGTCGCGAGGCGCTAAGTCATGTCGGTCAACCGCGTGCGTGTCGCACTGGCGCTCAAGTCGGTTGGCTCGCTCAACAAAGTCAGCAGCGAGCTGACCGAAGAAGAAGTGCTGGAATGTCTCCGCCTGGAGGCAGCCGCTCAACGACGCCAGTCCATCTTGGACCGGCTCATCTCTCGAGCCACCCGGCTCAATGAAATCGCGTACCAACGCAAACTGAAAGAAACCTATGCCACGCGCTAAAAAAGTCATCGCCCCCCTGACCCCCGCTGAGATCAAAGCCAAAAAGGCCGATCTGAAAACCGCGCTGAAACTCAACGCTGAGACCCTCAAGCCCTACCAGGTCAGCCTGAAGGAAGCATTCGCAGCAGTCGCTACTGCCAAGAAAGAGGCCGACAAGGCTCTGGCTGCAGCTCAGAAAGTGCATGCCGCTGCCGAGACCAAGTTCACCAAAGCCAAGGCTGCCAGCGAGACTGGTGTGACAAAAATCCAAGCTCAGCTCGCTGCGCTGGAACCTGCGTCGGTGGAATAACCACTGTTTTTCTGGGTATCGGTACGTGCAAAATCCGATATTCTGCAGGTCTGCGTTGCAATTCCGCAGCGCGGACAAAAAAAAACATGGGGCCGGGAATATGAGAAACATAATGCTTGACACCGAGACACTCGGCACGACCGCAGACGCTGTGATATTGAGCATCGGAGCAGTCAAATTCGACCTGGAGACAGGTCACATCGACGACTTGGGGTTTTACCGCTCAATCTCCGTCGAGTCCAATCTGGACTACAAGCGACGAATCAGTGAGAGCACCCTGCTCTGGTGGTTCAAGCAAGACGCGGCTGCACAAGCTGTGTTCCACGAGCCCAAGGAGTCGCTGCCCGATGCCCTCGGCGAGCTCTCCGATTGGATCGGAACCAGCGAGTTCTCAGTCTGGAGTAACGGCGCTGACTTCGACATCCCGATGTTGAGCCATGCGTACACGCAGGTGCAACAGGAGGTTCCCTGGAAGTTCTTCAACAACCGGTGCTACCGAACGTACAAGAACCTGCCAGGAGCCAAGGGCATCCGCACTCCAGTCCTCGGAGTAAAGCACAACGCACTTTCAGATGCGTTTCAACAGGCACAGACCGTCTGTGCCATTCACAAAGCATTGTTTCTAAAGGAGAATTTTCTTGTCAATAATTGATACAACCCAGAGCGCTCTCGATGTTCAGATCGGTGGCAGCCATTATAAAAACATGAACATTCAGCCCATGGAGTTCAGCATGGCCAATGGCCTGGACGCCTGTCAACATACCATCGTGAAGTATGTCACTCGTTTCCGCGATAAGGGAGGTGTGCAGGACTTGGAAAAAGCAAAACACGTGATCAACATGCTGATCGAGTTCGAGACTGCCGAGGAAGGCAAGATCAGCATGCTAGACACGATCAAGGCTGAGGAAATGGCTGCAATGGCGAAGGATAAAGCTCGTGCTGCTAAGGCCGGTATGGATGCGTTGGCCAAGACCACCACCGAGCGCAAACTCGTCGGTGACGCCCTTGACACCCTAGTCAAAGCTGGTGTGATCAAGGAGAAACGCACCCACCATGACCGGTTCCACGTGATCTTCGTCGGCGAGGAAAGCGGCGAGATTTGAGCGCCGCTTACAACAACCATGACAAAAACTGAAGCATCCTTTGAGGTATGGTTCGATAACCTGACAATCCATGTGCTTGATCTCTGTGGTATCGAATTCCGTGACAAAGACTCAGTACGCGCTGAGTACGAGGACGGGAAAGACCTGTTTGACGTAGCCGCAGACATTGCAGACGAGTACGCAGATTGAGCGCCAAGCCTGAGACCCTGTTCACCAGCAGGGTCCACAAACACCTGCCAGCGTCGGTGTACCGTATGAAAAACAGCAACCCCTATAACTCAGGTATTGCTGACTGCTGGTACTCAGGCTCTGGCGGTGACCTATGGGTGGAATTTAAATGGCTGCCCATGCCCAAGCGTGACACCACCGTGATCAACCTGATCCAGGGCAAGAACCCGATGCTCTCGCGCCTCCAACAGCAGTGGCTGGAAGGCCGTTGTAATGAGGGGCGAAGCGTCGGGGTCATGCTGGGCTGCGAGAAAGGTGGTATCTGGCTGCCAGACCTGAACTGGCAGCACGGTTTCACGACTCGAGAAATGAAGTCATGGCTCATGACCAACGCCAAATTAGCTGAGGTGATACGACATCACGTCGAATTATGAACATTGCACCACTGTTTGCTACTGCCCGCGTATTACGTGCGGCTTACCGAATCATATCGACGACGATATTGATCTACTACCTTGTCACCAAGCGCCCACAACAAAAGCGTATCCGTCAAAAATTTGAGCGCGATGATGACTATTAACGCGACAATACCCGACCAGCAATGCAGGAGAAAAATAATGAGATACACCGAAAGTGGGCTGATGAATGCCCTTGAGAAAGTGTTACGCGAGCAGAACAGACCAATGGATTGTGTAGAACTTTTCGATTTTCCAGAGGTACGCGAGCACGCAGCTTCCGCCAACAGAGTTTCTGATTACCTTGGTAATCTGTGGCGTAAAGGGTTCTGTACACGTGTCCCTTACACCGGCCCTGACAAGGCTCGCAGTAGGTGGACGTACCAGTGGAAGCCGGTATCGCCAGACTCGAAGGTCGGACTACCTGGCCCACCCATTGCCGGACTTGAGTACGCACCCAAGCTTCTGGTTGACCGGCCTCTGCTGCAGATCACTGAAGAGGGACATACCATTCAGCTCACCACTCCGCATCTCACGATCCTCATCAAGACACACTAAACCAGCGCCTTCGGGCGTTTACCGAACTCGAAACTCTATGGCAGATTTACTCACGAAAGAAGAAACAGCACGAGCACACGCTCAGGGCTGGTGTCTGGAGTACGTGTTCGACGACGGACGCTGGCGGCTCTGCATCCTGCCCCTGGAGATCAAGGGCGACGTGCGCATAGCCACCACGGTCGTTACCAACCAAGCCAAACTGCGCGATGCCCTGTGCATCAGGGCGCTGCAGCTTATTCACCAACACAATTTGAAGAACTGAATCATGAAAATGACCGAATCACAAATCAACGACCTTATCGCTGCACTGCAGCGAATTGCAACAGCTCTTGAAACCCCCGAAGGAGAGCTGGGTGCTATCGAGTATCTTGGGTCGTGCGTCACTAGATTGGCGGCTGCAGTCAACGATGCAAACCCACTATGACCTTTCGTCCGACACTCGCGGTAAATGCGGACATCAGCAAACTGGTCTACCCGCTCTATGGGAGCCCCAAACTCGATGGCGT